CCACTTTGTCACGCCATTGGTTAATCATGATTCCAATAAAAGGGCGTTCGTAATCAATGAGGGAACGCTTTGATGCAATCCCAACCTTACGAAAGAACTTGTTGGTCAGCATGGCACCTCTGCCTACTGTGAATTCTTCCATTTGCTTCTCGTCTTCTGCACTAGGAACCAGGGCAGGAAGGGAATCAATAACAACGCAATCAACAGCCTTGCTTTCGACCAACTCAATAACCGCTTCATAAGCTTCCTCCATAATATTTGTTGATACAACATAAAGGCGCGATAAATCAACACCGCACATCTCTGCGTACTCTGGAACCCACTGCTCTGCTGCAACCCACACTGTGGTGAACTCTGGATTCTTTGCTTGATTTGCTGCAATAGTCTTTAGCGCAATAGCAGTTTTACCGTTAGATGCTTCTCCAACAATTTCATGCCATTGATTGACAGGCCAACCACCACCCAGTGCTACGTCAAATGCAATTGACCCCGTAGTAATACGAGACATAACATCATCTCTAATATCTTCTCCAAGAACAATTGTATTTGCGCCAAGTTTTTTATTAATCTTATTAATAATTTTTGCTAGCTCTGGGTTAATTGCCATTAAATATGTCCAATGATTGTCTGTGGGTTAAACCCACCTGATGCTATTTGTCGTGCTGGTTGGGCTGGACCTGATGCTTGTGGGCCTCCAACAATGCCTTTACCAACACCTGAACCTGATTGTTGAATTGGGTAACCGCAGTCATAACAACGCGGTTTGTTTTCTCCGCCACCTGTGTAGTTTCCGCTACCACAACCTGGACAACGAGAAGCTGTAGTTGCACTTCTTGGCAACTGATGGTCTCTTACCTCTGGCGGCAGATACGGGGGCTGCTGTTGTGTAGGTGGATATGAAGTAGGCTGTTGAGGCGCTACGGGACGTGGAGCTGCGGGCTGTTGTTGCGCTCCTAATTTATCTGCCCACCAGTTATTACTCATCTTCCTCCTTATATACAGAACCCAAACGTAGTGCATGGGTATGAAAAATATCAAGCTCTATACCTACTGAAAACGCAGTAACAAGAGCAGAAAAACCAACTGCTTTATAAAACTCAGTCATGGAGTCAAGTTCTTCTTCGTTAACCTCTTCGTCAAAATCATCTGCAAATTCTCGCATTTGTGTGGCAACAATAACTTTTGCATTAAGCTCACTAACAATGTTTATATACGGAAGAAGGTCATCGAGGGCAGCTAATCTTATATGACTGTCTTCTACTTCTTTTTCGTTTCCCTCTTCACTTACTGGAGTCAAACCAAGCAGCACAGCAATTTCATTAGGCCTATCAATACTTAAATCGTATAGCCCCCAACGGGTAATAGTGCTAAAAGGAATTTCTACTTTAGAGTGTTCGTGAGTAAAACGACGAAATAACCTATCAAAAAAACTCATTTAGCCTCTCCCCAACGTTGGACTGTGGTGATGTCTGCAATCAATGGGACATCCAAAAGTTGAATTCCCTCCATTGCATTACGAATAGCTTCTGCGGTCTCTTCCGCCTTGATATCGGGGGTAAGGGTTACAAGCTCATCGTGAACCGTAAGTAATAGTCTAGCTTCTTTTGGAATCATATCCTGGGCGCGAATCATGGCAAGCTTAATAATGTCTGCTGCTGAGCCTTGTATACGAGTGTTAAAAGCTTGGCGTTCTGCACCTGATTTGATACCAAAATTAGAGGAGTTGATATCAGGCAGGTATCTACGGCGTCCTAACAAGGTAGATACGTAGCCTCTTTTGCGTGTGCTATTGACAACCATAATTCGATACTTGTTAACCGCGTTAAACTTCTTAGAAAAGTCATTAAGAAGCGTTTTTGCCTCTGTAACTGTACATCCAATGGAGGCGGCAATCTTGTCAGGACCTACGCCATATGCCATAGCAAGCACAATAACCTTGCCTGCTTTGCGGTCAACTCCCATAGCGTTACCTATAGTTGTGTATATGTCATCGCCATTTAAATAATTCTTCATCATAATCGGGTCTTTAGCCATGGATGCAATCACTCGCGGTTCAATCTGTGAGTAGTCAGCCACTACAAGTTTGTATCCTTCAGGAGCATAGAAAAGGTTACGAATAGCTTTACCGTGGGCTGTATGGGGCGCAGGAACGTTTTGAAGGTTGGGATTACGGCTAGAAAAACGCCCAGTCTCGGCACCATGCTGTACAAAATCGCAATGAATTTTGCCGTTAATAAGCAAACTTTCTTTATGCTCAACTTTAATCTTGCCTGCGGTTGTGCGAGTTACATCCCCACCTAAATAAGGAATAACATAAGTAGTAAGCAACTTATTTAAATCAGAGTATTCAAGGAGCGCTTTTACAAGTGGGTTAGCATCTCTATAGGGCTCTAACGCATCAGCAGCCACAGAGTAATCAGATAATTCTAAAGGCTCCCCTTCCATATCTTTTGACTTTCCTTTGGGGGTGAGAATTTTAGCTTTAAGTTCTTGACCGCCGTTTTCTTTTTTACCGTATAAAAGTTCTTGTTTCTCTGGGTTGGAATTAATGTTAAATACCTTGCCAGCGATACGGTAGATGTCAGAACGCGCTTTTTCAATATCAATCTCAAGCTGTGCGTGAAGTATCTCTAATTGACTAATATCTATAGGGGCGCCAGCTAACTTCATATGGCATAAAACTTTAAGGACGCCCATCTCTAAATTCATTACATTGGTTAGCTGTCCTTCTTCTAGCTTCTTTTGAAGTACGTTTTTATAAAGCAAATACGTGTATTTAGCGTCAAGGTATGCATACTTAGCTACATCTTGGAACGAATACTTTTCAACCTCTTTACCGATGCCCTTAACCATGTGGTACCCAAACTCTCGGGCTAGACAATCATCAAGACCGCATCTATTTTTATTGCGGTTATCATACAAAAACGAAGCAATCATTGTGTCAAAATACGGGCCTTTGGGAATTTCTCCACCGTAATACTTAGCAATAGAAGTTAAATCAAATACTAAGTTGTGACCTACAAGTGTTCTACCTTCTCCAAACATCAATGGCTTTAGCGCAGTAAATACTTCTGCGGGTAAAAGTTGTTTTGGTGGTGGACCAAATGTAACTGTGGCTTTTTTCTTATCTCTAGAATAATCAGATTCTCGTGCGTTAAGACCAGCATCTACGCGTTTTTGACCTTGCCCTGTCAAAGGAAACTCTTCTGTAAGAAAATCACCGTTAGGGTGCCCTAAAGCAATAACATCACCACGTCCATGTGTGGCTAATGAAATCCATAAAACTTCGTTAACAACTGTGACTCCACGTTGTGGGCCAACAGTTTCTAAATCGTAAGCAAACGAGTCTTGTTGTAAGTAGTGCGCAACCATCTCATCAAGTTGTTCTTTGGTGGTAATAATATTCATGTATCCCCTTAAAAGCAGAAGGGCTAGGCCAAGGGGTAACAGCCTAGCCCTTCTACAACCGATGTTAGATTAAAGCGTTTGCAACTTCAGTAAGTTCCTCAACTGAAAGTCGACGAAGTGATGATGCTTCAAATGGAACCATCTCTGCAATAGCAGCTTCAACCTTGTCCTCTTCAATACCATAGTCTTCACTTAAATCGCGTCCCTTAACTGGATTAAGGGTATACACGGTATTCATCATTTGACCGCGACGTGCCACAGCCCAATAGTTCTTGGAAAGCGGACCTGCAGGTGAATGATGTGCTGCATGAAGTGATTTAAAGAATAATGGAGAAACAATAAGCTTTGTCATTGTTGTTTCTGTAGGCGTTAAAACAGCAACAGAGAACGCATACTTCTTCTCTGGCTTATGAGTAAGCTTTACGCACAACGGGCAACCGCTTCCTAGGCAAACGTATGAACGCTGACCTTCTGTTTTTTGTGTAAGGAAGTGTTGACTATAAATAGCGTATGGGCCGTCTGGGTCCAAAAACTTAATAACTTGAAGGACTTCAGAAATTTTAAAATCTTTTACATATTCTTTTGGTCTTACAGCTTCTTCTGCTGCATCCCAGCCAGACTTGATTGCATCTGTACCGTTATCTGGGCGACCATCAATTTCTGCGTTTTCCATTGAAAACTCATCAATTACTGGTGTGAACTCTTCTGTTGTTTGAACTGACATGTGTACTACTCCTTTTAATTTGTTTGAACTGCTAGTTTTGACCTGCATTTTGTGTTTCTGTAGCCAGGATATTACTCCAAGCCTCGGCTATCTCAATACTGAGATTACGGTGTACTGCCCAGTCTATACGCTTGACTTGTAAAAGTCCAGCTTTATTAAAGAGCTGTACCGCCGCTTCAATCATGGCTCGGCTATAAAGGCGTCTTCCTTTATGGTCTTCCCCATGAACGTTCTTTTTAGTGGGTAGTCGGTAAGGGGCTTTAGGTAAATAACCTTTTTCGTTCCAAACCCGTATTGAAACAAACGGTCTTCCTAAAGCTTGAGCTAGCGCACCTACAGTGAAAAGTTCAACATCCTTTCCGTTAGGAAGTGTCTTTACCTGAGGCTTTGCATCCCATTGCTGTATTTCCACGTGGTCAACAGATTTTGGAGCAGCACTATCGCGTCGCTTTCTTTTGCTTCCTGGATAAAAGACGTCCAAATCTGCAAAAGCATTTTCAATGTAATCGTCTGTCATTCTTTAACCAAGAACGCATACGAAACTTTAAGTGGGAACATTAATTCAATGTCCTCTTCGGTTAATTGTTTTTTGTAAAGAGCAGCCATAATGGCTTGTGAATCTAAAGTTGGTTTATTTGGCATACAAGTTGCTTTTAAACCTTTTTCAGTAATGATGCGTTCTGCAACTTCTGGGTCAAGTGGGTTAGATGCTTTGCGTTGCTTGGTAAGTGTTACCCCATCAACTTCTAAAATAAAATGCCCATTACCGTTTACCTCACCTGCGGATTCAACAGCTTCTAAAAGGCGTTTTTTTAACTCTGTTTCTCGTTCAGTTATAAGTTTCATCTCTTGCTTAAGAGCAAGATACTGTTTGACGGTAGAGTTAAGTTCGTTGTTTTCCATGTAATCCCCTTTGTTATAGGGCTACATTATTGTCTTAATTAATCCCTGTCAACTACATATCCTTCAAGGGCTTTAATAATTACGCTTGTAACGGTTACCCCTTCAAAAAGAGCTTTTTTCTGCACAGATTTCCATAATTCGTCAGGAACGCGGATTGTGCGTGTTGGGGTCTTAGGCGCGTTAGGCATTGGGTAATCCTACCAGCTTACACGGTTGCAAAGGTCAAGAACTGCTTGAGGCTTCCTACTGTGAGAGGAACTCCCCCCTTATCATCTATGCCTTCACCATCAATAATTGCGTTAGCAACAGATGTTTTTTGCTGTAAAGCGTCATATTGACGTTCTTCTACAGAACCGTCAACAATAAAATCTTGAATAACAATTGTTTTCCATGTAGAAGATGCTCTCATAATACGCCCGTTTCGTTGAGTTGCAGCACCTGAAGACCAAGGTAAATCATAATTGATAAGGAGATTAGCGGAGGGCAAATCAACACCGTAACCACCAGCATCAGAAGATATAAGGACGCGAATTTCAGGTAAAGTGTTAAAGGCAATTTTGTTTTCCTCCTTAGTCTTTGCGTCTAACTTACCTGAGTATAGACGGCACCGTTCGGTACCTAAAGCATCGGCTATTTTGTCAAGCATGTCTACATAAGTGGCAAAAATTACTACTTTATTTTCTTCATTTTGGTCTAAAAAGTTAGTTACATATTCAATAAGGGTATTAAGTTTTACTGAATTATCAACGCCGTCTAGGGCGCCATCAATAACAAGTTCATTAGCATAAGCAGAGCCTTCCCCGCCTGTTTCTAAATATTTTTTAGCACTGGTACGAAGCAAATCTGGATGGGAGCAAAGCATTTTAAGGCACCCAATTTTAGACATGATTTTTCCACGCATTTCATCTTCAGGACCGCTACGGCGGTTTTCAACTCCGTAATGCGCCAAGATATTAAATGAACCACCAAACATTGCTTGCGCGTCATTTAAGTCTTGCATCAAATCTTTTTGTATACGACTATATAACTTTGCAGACTTTCTATCAAAAATAACTTTAATTGGGTCTTTGTGGATTGATTCTGGAAGAAACGGAGCAACGTCTGGGTCTTTTTGCGCTTTACGAACTGATGCTTCTTTCATAACATCATGGAGCGTGGGCAAATTAATGTAGCGCTCTACGCCACCCCAATTGTTACGCACAATAAATGTACGGTCAAAATTTTCAAAGCTTCCAAGAACATCGTTATCAACAAACTGCATGATGCTATACAGTTCTTCTGGCTTACCGTTTTCAATAGGAGTTCCAGTAAGGGCAAATTTAAATGGGGCGTTAGATAGTTTTTTTACTTGTTTAGAGCGTTTAGAACGAAACGATTTGATAGCCGTTGCTTCGTCTAATACTACAAATCCTCGGGGAAGTTTTTTGACTTTATCCCAGTCGTTAACAACTTGCTCGTAATTAAGGATGATGTAATCAACCTTTGAACTGCGCCAGTCGTATGCTTTTTCGTATTGCTCTGCTCTTTTTGCTGGCGTTCCATCAATGACCAGAGCGTGAGAAGTATCATTGGTAAACTTCCTAATTTGATTTGCCCACTGATATTTAAGTGAGGATAAACAGACTATCAAACCTGGTTCCATAATTTGACGTGAATCCATAAGACGTTCTACGGCTGCAATGGTTAAAACAGTTTTGCCAAGCCCTAAATCGTAGGCAACCAACATCTTCTGTCTCTCGCACATGCGGTCAACAGCTTCTGGTTGATACGGAAGAAGTGTTCCCGTAAAAGTCATGAGATTACCCTAACAGGTTCTTAATCTGACCAATAAGAGCCTGCATATCATTGTCGTTATTATTTGTAATAACGGCATCCCAATCCCACAAATCCATATCTGTCTCTGATATATGGTTATTAACAGGTCCTAATCCAGGTCGATTAATACGCCAAATTTGAGAGCCTTCAATTTTTTTAATCTCTTCGGCTTCATTTTGAAACCTGACATCGGTGATAACTATGCGGTTGTTGGGGTTAATAGTATTTAAAACTTGGTCAACCCAAAAATTTTTGCCAAACAAAGCCCTTGCTCCAACGCCCAAATCTTGTAAAAGACGGCGCACTTCTGGTGCAGTTGTTTTTGCATTTTCCCATCCTTGGGAATCAACTAAATCTTGAAGTCTAAATACGGGTTGACCGTCGTTAATGAAAGGGTCCATTTCATATAAAAGTTTACGAATGTTGCTTGCAAACGCAATGCTTTCATACCCGTGCAAACCAATTAACATCCCCGCAACAGTATCTTTTCCGCTGCGACTATACCCTGATAGACCAATAATCATAAGAAAGCTCTTTTCCCGTGTATTGAATGCCGTGCGTTTTCAAGGCCAAACATTATCTCAGCTTTGCTCATACCGCCAATATCTTTCATCTCTGTATTGTCGTAATTAAAAAACCAACAGTCAAATCCCATAGCTTTGGAGTACTCAAGCAGCGCCATTGATGAGCTAAGTCCAGCTTGGTCGTTATCCATAGCAAACGTAATATGGTTGGCGCCTCTAATAAGATTAATTTGGTCTCTAGATACCGCAGAACCACAGACTGCAACTCCACCTAATACACCAACAGACGCAAGACGAGCAACATCTAAAGGTGACTCAACAACAACCATGTTAGGCCCGTCGTAACGGTGGTAACCAAATAATGTAGATGACTTGTTTATCTTTGGTGGGTAGTTATTAAAGCGCCGTTCTTTAAACCATTTTTCTTGCCAACCAATAAGCTTATTAGTGTATGGGTCGCGCATAGGAAGAATCCAACTTTGATTAGATGCGTTCCATAAAATTTCGTAATACTCCGCAGCAATAGGTGTAAGCCCCCTGCTCTTTAAAGCCTCTGCGGGGGGCACAACAAAAGCGCTTAGCATTGATTCTGTCATTGGCTGTGCTTGCTCTTGTATAGGAACGGGCGCCGTTAATTTATCAAAAGCTTTAGTAAGATTGCGTTCGCCACTATTAACCCATTTTTTAGCTAACTCTGAATCAACACCTTGCACGTATTCAACAAGTGAGTTAACGCTACCTTTAAAATGACAAGAAAAACAGTTGTGAACTCCAGTATCAGCATTAATATACCAAGATGGATTGGCGTCTTCCCTACCCTTGCGTTCTAAATGAGCTGGACATCTAGCTTTTATTTCATCTCCATGTACTGAAATAACTTCAATACCAAGCCTATCAAGTAGGTCTTCCATATCCTCTACCGTCATAAGTCGCTTGCATCCATCTCTCTAAAATCGCCCGTGTTCCAATCCCAAAGCATTGATACTTCTGCTGGTCCTGAATTACGAGAAGCAATAACTTTAAGAATACGAGTATCGTCTACATTCTCATCTTCACGTTGAAGGCCAAAAATAACATCTGCATCTTGGTGAAAAGAAGACGAATACCCAATAGCATCGGTGGTAACTTGACCGTTACGCATTTTGTTTTCTAGCACCTGTGTGGAGATAACAATTGGCTTGTTTACCCTTTGCGCTAATCGTTTAAGTGAACGAGTGATATTAGTCAAAGCTTGTGGGCTGCCTGGTTTCTCGCCGTTCTCGTCCATCATTAAATACATACCATCAATAAAAACAATATCAGGTTGATGAATCTGAATTTTGCTAGCAACGGCAGATACGGTTGCTCCTTCTGATGCGCCAATAAGCCAAAACTTTTCTCTCATTTGCGCAATTCCATTAAGCTTTGCTTTAACGCGAGACTCTTCTTCATCGGTTAAAGAGCCACTTTGATAACGAGTGTGAGATACACGCGCTCTCATAGCAACGTAACGCGAGAGCTGTTCTTGGTTTGTCATCTCAAAAGATTGAAACATTGGGGTGTTTCCTTTAAGGTGAACGTTCTGCGCAATCTGTAAAGCAAGTGTTGATTTACCCGTCTTTGGTGGAGCAACAATTATTACCAGTTGACCATTCTGCAAACCATTAGTTGCGGCATCAATTGTTGGAAAACCAGTGGTAACTCCTAAAAGTCCTGGGTTGTTCTTACGAAATAAATACTCATCCCATAATTTTAATGGGTTTTCTGTAATATCAACATCTGTTGATTTACTTAAACCATCTTCTTCTAGCTGAATGATTCCTCTTTGAAGAGCAATCAAAGCAGCTTCATGGCTTTGATGTTTTTCAATCTGCTCAATAGCGTCGCCAATCATGGCAACGGTTGCAGACTTACGACGTGTAGAAACTAACCCATCGAGTAAGTAATCAACTGAATCGCTTACATCTACTACTCGATAGGAAGGGAAGTTCTCGTTAATAACATCAATGCTGGGACACTCGCCATACTTAGTAAAATGTGATTTAAGAAGCGACCAAACCTTGCGGTCTTCATTATCAACAAACCAAGAGTCATTAACACCGCGTTCAAACAGTCTTGTTAAATCGCGGTCTTGAATAACTTTGCTAAGTAGTAGCGTTTCTTTA